TAAAAAACGAAGCGTTTAAAAAAGTTTTAAGAAAAAAACCCACCAAAAAATAATGTATGAGTATTCTTGCCAAATCACTAGGGTGGTTGATGGCGATACTGTCGATGTCATTCTTGACCTTGGTTTTTCTATTCTTCACAAGTGCCGTGTACGTCTTTATGGCATTGATACCCCCGAAAGCAGAACCAGAGACAAAGACGAAAAAGCCAGAGGTAAGCTTTCTTCCAAATACTTAAAAGATGCAATAGACAACGGCAAGAAGATTGTTTTGCGATCTAAACTAAAAGATTCTAAAGGCAAGTATGGTCGAGTGCTTGGTGAAATTATAGTAGACGACATTAACATTAATGTTGCTATGATAGAAAACCATTTAGCGGTTGCATACCACGGTCAAAGCAAAGATGACGTTGAGACAGAGCATCTGGCTAACAAGAAAATTCTTCTTGAGCTTGGTGCTTACGAAGAAATAAAAAACCCCTCATAAAGAGGGGCTTATCAGAAGTGGCTGACTGTTAAAAGTCTGCTTTCTCAAACAGCTCATCAATCATAATAAACTGACCCGCAAAGTCCCCGACCTTGGTTCGCTTGTCAATGCGAGTGGCATCTTCAATCACCTTGTAAATCTTCTTGGAATATTCCCAGTCAGGATTTAAGGTATCAATCCGAGCTTGGTCAAGCATGACTGCAACTGGCGTAACACTGGTGCCACCCCCGTCATCGTCTAGGACCAAAAGAACAGCCGCCTCACCATTATCAAACTTACCCGCCATCAACCGAAGCTGATCAGGGTTATGCTTGATCATGGTCATCTTCTCATAACACTTTTGTAATGTGCTTTTCATAACGATTCTCCATAAATAGATAAAGTTCATTCTAAATCTATTAACAGATGGTAACACTTTTAGGTATTCATGTCAACACTTATATAAAATTAATTTATATTAGTGACTCATAAGTCTTAGCAAAAAATATGAAGTGTGATATATTTTTTACATGATTTACGGGCAAAAAAATAAGTTATTGTTAACTGGTGCAATGCTAATAGCATTAAGCTTTGGTGTTCCGTCTTATGGTCAATCTTCTCAACAGTCTGGCACAGCTTGTGTTAATGGCTCTCAGTATTGTGAAAACAATAGTTTAGATACGGTCAATACTACGACTACAACAAATACAAACACCAACAACAACACGAACCAGAACACCAACACGAACACCAACGTATCGACTAACACAAACAATTCGACCAATACAAATAATTCGACCAACACGAACCAGAACACCAATGTTTCTACTAATTCGAACACCAATAACTCGACATCGAACAACATAAATTCGAACAACAACGTAAACACCTCGACCTCAACCTCTAACTCTACAGTTAACTCTACGGTCAACCAGAATGTTACCAACGCAAGCACTTCGAACAACACGAATGTAAATACTTCGAATAACACGAATGTTAATCAGTCTACGTCAGATTCAAATGTTACGACTGACAACAAAAATGTTAATGAAAATAATTCAAAATCTGATAACACAAATAGAAATATCAACGAATCAAATTCGACCCAAACCATCAACCAAAATGTAAGGAGTAAGGCTCCGCCAGCCAGTGCTATTGCACCATCTATCATGTCCTATTCACAGGACTTATGTACCGTTGGTCGCTCTGGTGCATTTCAAGGACAAGTCTTTGGTTTTTCAACAGGAGCAACAGTTACAGACCAAAACTGCGAAAGGCTTAAACTTTCAAAATATCTCTACGACACTGGGATGAAAGTAGCTAGCGTAAGCATTCTATGTCAAGACAAAAGAGTTTTTAAGGCAATGGAAATGGCAGGTACACCTTGTCCGTATAAAGGCAAGATTGGTAAAGAAGCCACAAAAGCATGGTTAGAGAATCCATCTAAAAGACCAGATGTTNACGAGCAANNAAAGTTATTCATAAAAAAATGTACACATGATTCCAACCCCAAAAGAGAAAAAATAAACAAAGATGTTGTTGGTGCTGTTAAAGTTATATATACAAGAAAAACCAAAACCACTAAACAATGTCGAAANGAATTCTATGCTACGCAGTAGCTAGTCTGCTATCATTAAGTGTATATGGACAATACACTTATGAATCAGGTCAAGACTTATACCACCTACAAACTAACGCTAATAACTTTGAGGGCGAGTTAGCATACGAGGTAGCAGATGATGGTATTTCTCCCACAATTGATCTTTCTTTTAATTTTACTTTTTATGGCTCTACATTTAGCCAAGCAAGGATGGCAACAAATGGGTGTCTGCATTTTGGCTCTAGTGGCAGCTATTGTAGCGACTACACTCCTGATCCTATTAACGGGCAACACACCTACACCATATATCCATTCTGGACTGACCTTATAAGAGACAACGATTCTCGCATGAAGTCTTGGGGTGACTCAAGCAAGATGATCTTTGGGTGGTACGATATGCGTGAGTATAATCGTGCATCAGACAACAGCTTTGAAATAATTCTTTGGAACAACAGCTCGTTTGATATTCGTTATGGTGCATTAGACATTATTAACCACGATGTATTAATAGGTGAAGTAGGCTCTAAAAAAGAAGATTCATACACCTATTACTATCACGATGAGTGTAATACTGGCACAACCAACAGCTCTAGTTGCTATAACTACGATTGGAACAACTCTGACAAAAATACTAACCTAGAAAATGGCGGTTCTTTATATGGATCAGGCAGTGGCAATGGTGTTGATTGTAGCAATGCACTAAATGATCCTAGTTGCTCTGGATACGCTGATGCCTACCAGACTCAACAATGTAATATCACTCAGCTTTATAATGAATCATGTCCTTTATATTGGGAAGCGTATGACGATGAACAGTGCGATCAAGACCCACAGTATGCTCCTTTTTGCCAAGGTTATAGACAGGAAGAGTCTGTAGCTTTCTTTGATGATGAGCAAGTTGATTATGGTTATGAAGAAGAAGAGCAGTTTGGCTACGAGCAAGAACCGATGTTTGAAGAGTTTGTGTTTGAAGAACAACGCTTTGAAGAGCAAGAGTTTATGTTTGAAGAAGAGATAATATTTGAACAAATGTTTGCACAAGAGGAATACCAAGAACCTTTTGAGCCAATGCATGATACACCCATGCATGAAGAGGAAGCATTTTTACCCATGGAAGATTTGTTAATTGACGAGTTTATCTTTCAAGAAACCTTTCTTGTAGAAGACTTTCGTGAGCCTGAAACATTTATTGAGCTTGAGACTATAGATCAACTAGAAGAATGGTTCGAAGAAGAAACAAGGCGAGAAGAAGAAATTGCAATATTAGAAGAACCCGAAGAAGAGTTTTTAGAAGAAATATTTGAAGAAGAAGTGGTTGAAGAAATATTTGAAGCCATAGAAGAACGCATGGCTGAAGCTGAAATAGAAGAAGAAAGAATTGAAAGAGAAGAAGTTACAGAAGAGTTTCAAGAAGTCTTCGAAGAAGAGTTTGAGGTTGCGGAAAGAGAAAATGTTAAAGGTGAAAGCTCAATTAGCAGAGAGATAGCACTTAAAATTGTTTCTGCAACAATCACAACAGCCAAAAACAGTATCAGTGGCACTGACTCAGGCAACTCAGTTCACGCAACTGGTGGTGGTAATGTCTCAGGCAACTCTGCTAACTCATCGTCTAACTCTGGAATTAGCGTTTCAAACTCTCCAAGCGTGTCGGACCAGTTTGCGTCTTCTACAGCACAAACAAACCAAGTGTTAGATATGAGCAACTCTTCTGTCTCAGATTCAAGTTTTAGCTCAGACACAATTGACGCAGATGCCTCTGGCGTTGAAGTGGTGGTTGCAGATTTAAACACAGAAACAACCCAAGATCAGATGGATACATCAATTGTGCAAGCTTCTACTGACTCAGAGTCTGAAACCACGGTTGAAAGCATTATTGCTCAGAACCTTCAAGATGCACAAGAACAAGTAACAGCTCAACAAGAAGAAACTGGAGAGTACGGCTCAGAGAACGCAATCATTGCTGTCATGGGCTTTGTTCCAGAGTTTAACAACTATAGGCTTGTCAACATACCACAAAAAGAATCTTGGTATATGCCCAAAAACATTTATACTAACAATACATTGTCGGATAACACTGAAGCATTTTACGGCTTAGCGGGACAAAGCATCAGAACATTGACCGACTTAAAAAATTTACAGCCAAATCTATAGGAGCAAAGAATGAATTGGTTTGAAAACAAAACAACTCAATTGATAGCCCTTGCTGGCATAGTCACAACCCTAGCAGGCTTTGGCTACACTGGTGCTACCTACGTTAACAGAATAGATAACTTAGAAGCCCAGATTGGTGGAATCGGTGATACTGAGCAAGCTCAAAAGGTTATTGAAGAACGATTTGCGACAATAGAGACATCTGTGCAATACTTGGAAAAACAAATAAACGATATTGATGTTCCAGATGTTACTGAAATCAAAACAGATATAGCTACCATTAAAGCAGACTTACAAAGTTTAGATAAAGATATTAAAAAACTAGAAACTGGCAATCCATTAGCGGGGTAAATATGAAATTTAATTTAATTAAAAATGTAATAGGAGCTATAGCTCCAACGCTAGGCAGTGCATTGGGTGGACCGTTAGGTGGTCAAGCAGCTTCAGTTGTGGCTCAGGTTCTTGGTTGTAAGGCTGATCCAAAATCTATAAATCAAGCGATACAATCAGCAACACCAGAACAAATGTTAGAACTTAAAAAAGCCGAGCAAAGTTTTGAGTTACAAATGAAAGAACTAGAGGTAGATATCTTTGGATTAGAAACAGCAGACAAGCAAGACGCCAGAGGTAAGTTTAGCAAAGACTGGACCGCTAGAATTATGGGTATTGCTGTTGTTGGTGGGTTTATGGGCTATATCTTTTTAGTTACCCTACAACCACCAGAACAAAATTCTGAAGCTCTTATTAACTTAGTCTTAGGTTATTTAGGTGGCTTGGCTAGTGCTGTTATATCTTTTTATTTTGGTGCTTCAAATACCCCTGATAAAAATGAGTAATAGAAAAACAGCCTCAGATGTAGACTCATCTTTAAAAATTCACGAGGCAAAATGCGAAGAAAGATGGAAGACAATATTCTCAGAAACGGCAGAGATAAAACAAGAAATGAACGATCTAAACGCAACCCTAAAAATGGCTTTGTTTGGCTCTTTCGGATTTATGGCTACCTTGCTAACTGCGTTTATTTTAGGCGTGTTCAACGGATAATGCATATTTCAGAAGAAGGCTTGTGCCTTATTAAAAAATTTGAAGGTTGCGAGGTGAGGGCATACACATGTGCTGCTGGAGTTCCTACAATTGCTTATGGCAGAACAAAAAATGTGAAAATGGGCGACACTTGCACAAAAGAGCAAGCCGAAGAATGGCTCAAAGAAGAAATTAAAGAATACGAAAACCATGTAGAGGATGCTGTAATAGTACCTTTAAATCAAAATCAATTTGATGCTTTGGTTTCATGGACTTACAACTTGGGTCCAACCAATTTAAACAGCTCAACCATGTTAAAGGTTTTAAACCAAGCTGATTATGAGAACGTGCCAGCTCAAATAAAAAGATGGAACAAAGCGGGCGGAAAAGTGCTTGAGGGTTTAACTCGTAGGCGAAATGCCGAATCTCTTCTCTTTGAAGGTAAGGAGTGGGGTAAAATTTAGGAGTCAGTTTGCCACATGCCACTACACGCATAGCGTTAGCAGGTGAATATTTGGCAGCATCATACTTGCTGAGATTTTGCGACTCTGTTATTTTAGCTCCACAAGCTCACAGAAGTGACTTAATACTAGACCATCAGGGCGAACTTTACAGAGTACAAGTCAAAACAACCAATTCAACTTACCTTAGAAGAAATAAAAATTTCTACCGATGGGAGTTGCGTGCAGGAAGAAGAACTGCAAAAAAAACAAGGCAAGATTCACAGGAAAGATATGGCGATGGACAAATAGATTTATTTTGTTTTGTAGCTTTGTCTATTGATAAGGTTATATTTATGCCATTTAATAGCAAAAAAAACTTAACAGAGTTTGCTAAAACAGAAGATAACTTGAAAGCAATTGACACAGAAACCTCTTTGCAAGACTGTCTAAACTATATAAATAAAACCCCAAAATTAAATCCTTTGGATTTGGAGTAAAATAAGTTAGAATCAACACTTAACAAAAGAGGGAGCCTATGAAATCAACCAAACGAAATACCTTTACTTTAGACACAGCATTAATAAAGCTTCAGACGATCTTAGAGGAAAGGGATGACGATTATGGTAGCTCCAATGATTTTTTTGATGACTTGGCAGATATGTGTAATGTTATTTTAGGCAACAAACTATCAGAAAAACTTAACGGCAGTGATGCCGCAAATATCATGCTTTGCATGAAACTAATTAGAATTTCGCAAAATCCAAGCCATGAAGACAGTTGGATTGACACAGCAGGTTATGCCGTATTAGGACTATTAAAACAAGAAGAACTGTGTGAAAATGAAGATTGACATGTTTCTTGTGGGTATCTATATATATCTCCTCTCTCTCATAAACTCATGTCTCGGGAAGCTGGTGATTCTCCCCCCTATTGAAATTGTCCAGCTTCCCACCTGATATGCTAGATTTAGACAAAATAAAATCATTCGATATTTTATCCAAAGATGAGCAGATAGAAGCTTTAACACTTATTGAAAAGTGGAAAAACATCAAAGGCAATGAAAAATGTCGGCATGATTTTTTAGAATTTGTTCAAGCAATGTGGCAAGGTTTTATCATGGGTAGGCATCATAAAATNCTTGCCGAAAAGTTTAACCGCATAGCACAAGGCAAACTCAAAAGATTAATTGTTTGCTTACCACCAAGACACTCTAAATCAGAATTTGCATCTACATTCTTTCCTGCATGGATGATGGGTTTAAACCCATCTCTTAAGATTATTCAAGCCACTCACACCGCAGAACTAGCAGTACGATTTGGTCGAAGAGTTAGAAACATTATTGACTCGGAAGACTATCAATCGGTCTTCCCGAACATTAGCCTGTCGGGTGACAACAAGTCAGCAGGAAGATGGACAACCAATGATGGCGGTGAAGCTTTCTATTCAGGTGTTGGTGGTGCCATCACTGGTCGTGGTGCAGATTTATTAATTATTGATGACCCTCACTCAGAGCAAGATGCCATGTCTCCAACTGCCATGGACGGTGCTTGGGAATGGTACACATCAGGTCCACGCCAAAGGTTACAACCGGGCGGTACTATCATTTTGGTCATGACCCGTTGGTCAACCAAAGACTTGGCTGGCAGATTGTTAAAAAGACAAAACGAAGAACACGCAGATCAGTGGGAGCTGGTAGAGTTTCCAGCCATCATGCCTGACTCTGACGAACCTTTGTGGGGAGAGTTTTGGAAGAAAGAAGAGTTACTTGGTGTTAAAGCGTCACTGCCAATATCCAAGTGGAATGCTCAGTGGATGCAGAATCCAACCGCAGAAAGTGGGTCGATCATTAAAAGAGAGTGGTGGCAAACTTGGGAGAAAGACGATATACCTGAATGCGAATGTGTCATACAAAGCTACGATACCGCATTTAGTGCAAAAGAAACTGCTGACTATTCGGCTATAACGACATGGGGCATATTTAATCCCGATGAGGGCGATGAATCAGCCATCATACTTTTGGACGCAACAAGACACAGAGTGGACTTTCCAGAGCTTAAAAGCATAGCTTTAGAAGAATATAAATATTGGGAGCCAGACATTGTTTTAATTGAGGCAAAAGCCAGTGGCACGCCTTTAACACAAGAGTTAAGAAAAATAGGCATACCTGTGCAATCTTACTCTCCAAGCAGAGGGCAAGACAAAATAGCCAGAATGAACTCAGTTTCACCAATGTTTGAGAGTGGCATGGTGTGGGCAACAGAAGATGCTTTTGCAGAAGAAGTAATAGAAGAAATGGCTTCTTTCCCGTACGGAGAAAACGATGACTTTGCGGATTCCGCAACCATGGCTCTAATGAGAATTAGGCAAGGTGGTCTAATAGAGCTAGGCACAGACTATCAAGATGAGGTATCATTTGACAGAAGGAAACTAAGTTATTATTGATGAAAATATTTGTTACAACTTTTTACCATGACGGTCAGTCTTTTGATGGACCAAAGATACACGCAGAAAACTTAGAAACTGCTGAGTTAATCGCTGAGGTAGATGGATACATTATTGAAGGCGAATTAACCGATTTAGTACAAACTGAGAAACATAAAAGAGTATTACATTAAACATTTTTAACTTTTAAATATATAATAAACCACTATGGCAATAGAAAGAAGATTAGGCACAGAAGAAAACCCAGACATCATTGATCAAGGTAAGTCAATTGAGATAGAAGCTGAGGCTCCTACCTTTGAAGATCAGCTTATGGAGTCTTTAGAAGTAACCATTAAAGATGATGAAATCATTATTGATGAAGCACAAGTGGAAGAGGAAGAACAAGTTCCGTTTGAGGCTAACTTGGCTGAATACCTTGACGATTATGTTTTAGGTTCTATTTCTAAAAAATTAATTAGTGATGTAGACAGCGACAAGGAGTCCAGAAAAGAATGGATGAAGACCTATACAGACGGTCTTAAATATCTTGGCATGAGATTTGACGAACAAAGAAGCCAACCATTTGAAGGCTCAAGTGGCGTTATTCACCCTATCTTAGCTGAATCTGTTACTCAGTTCCAAGCTCAAGCCTACAAAGAACTTCTTCCAGCACAAGGACCAGTCAAGACACAAATTATTGGTCAAAGAAATGCTAACACAGAGATGCAGGCTGAAAGAGTTTCTGAGTTTATGAATTACTACATCATGAACGAGATGCCAGAATACGATCCTGAATTAGATCAATTGTTGTTCTATCTACCGTTATCAGGAAGTGCATTTAAAAAAGTTTATTACGATGCGTCTAAAAGAAGACCTGTATCCAAGTTTATTCCTGCCGAAGATTTGTTGGTGCCTTATGAGGCTACCGATCTTCTAAGTGCAGAAAGAGTGACGCATATAGTGTCTATGAGTAGCAATGAGGTAAGAAAATTACAGCTCTCAGGATTCTACATGGACACTGAACTAACAGGAAACGATGTAGAAATTAAAGATACAGTATCAGAAGAAATTGACAAAATACAAGGCATGGAGCCAGAATACAGCAACGATGAGCAAAGAAAATTGTATGAAATTCATACAGTTGAAGACATAGAAGGATTTGAAGACTTAGACGAGAATGGCGAACCAACTGGATTAAAACTTCCATACATCATCACCATAGACGAATCATCTCAAACTGTTTTATCCATTAGAAGGAATTACGAACCAGAAGACCCTATCAGAAACAAAATTAATTATTTTGTTCAGTATAAGTTCTTACCGGGTCTTGGCTTCTACGGCTTAGGGTTATCACACATGATTGGCGGTCTATCAAAAGCCACCACATCTATTTTGAGACAATTGATTGATGCAGGAACATTGTCTAATCTGCCAGCAGGGTTTAAAGCTCGTGGCATAAGAATTAGAGATGAAGCATCTCCATTACAACCGGGTGAGTTTAGAGATGTTGATGCACCGGGTGGAGCCTTAAGAGATTCTCTCATGCCACTGCCATACAAAGAACCAAGTTCTGTTTTATTTAGTCTGTTAGGACTATTGGTTCAAAGCGGTCAAAGATTTGCTTCTATAGCAGATATGAATGTTGGTGACTCAAACGCAGCTATGCCAGTTGGAACAACAGTAGCCTTATTAGAAAAAGGAACAAAAGTTATGAGTGCGATTCATAAAAGATTGCACTATTCACAAAAAAGCGAATTTAAAATCTTAGCCAGAGTCTTTGGTGAATTCTTACCGCCTGTATATCCTTACGAAACAGGAAGTGGATCAAGAGAAATTAAGTTAGAAGATTTTGATAGAAAGGTAGATATTATTCCTGTATCAGACCCAAACATTTTCTCCATGAGTCAGCGTGTTGTTTTAGCTCAAGAGTTACTGGCAATGGTTCAATCAAACCCAGAGATTCACGGTCCACAAGGATTGTATGAAGCTTACTATAGAATGTATGCAGCTTTGGGCGTAGATAACATCGAATCTTTATTAATGCCACCACAAGACACAACGCCTAAGCCAGTAGATGCAGGCATAGAAAACAGTGGCTTATTGCAAGGAATTCCTGCCAATGCTTTTGAACAACAGAACCATGAAGCACACATAGAGGCTCATAAAACCTTGTTTTTAACACAAGGCGTACAAATGAATCCTCAGCTACAATCGATAATCATTGCTCATGTCATGCAACATTTACAGTTCTTGGCTAATCAGATGGCAGAAGAACAAATGCCACCAGAAGCAAAACAACAGATTGAGCAGATGATGCAACAAGCACAACAAATGGATGTACCATCACAACAAATGGTTCAGCAACAAGTGCAGTCAATGATTGAGGGCATTAGCTCTCCAATACTGGCACAGCTATCAAGTCAATTCTTATCTTCAATTCAACCTCCAGCACAACAAGACCCACTGGTTGCTATTAGGCAACAAGAGCTTGGATTGCGTGACAAAGAGATTGAAATGAAAAACCAACAGTTCTCTTCTAAAGAGCAACAGGATGCAATGGAAAAATCTGCTGAACTGCAATTACAAAAACAAAAAGCAGATCAACAAGCAATGAATGCATCAGACAAAAATGACATTGCAAAAGACAGACTCAAGCAACAAGCTGAGTTAAAACTAATTGACCTACAAGCGAGGATGAATAAATGACAAGTTCAATCAACAGAAAAATACAAGAACAAATAAAAGAAAAAAAAGCTCTTGAGAAACAAAAAACAGCAAATGCTGAGGCATTAATTAGCAACGTAGAAATACTTGAGCCAGAGCAAATGGCTGAAGTTGAAGCGGTTGTTGAGAAAGTGGTTAAAGAAAAACCAAAGCCTAAAGCTAAAGCCAAACCAGTTGCAAAGAAAAAGAAAGTTGCAAAAAAGAAAAGTGTTTAATACACATAACCAATAACCAAGGAGAAAACGATGAAAGCAAAAACTTCCCTAAATATAAAAGGTCAAGGAAGCATACCATTGTCTCAGCCAAAGAAAGTNAAGGTAGAGGCAATCAAACCCGGCTATGGCAAAGGAAAAAGCAGAGGCAAAGGTGCAGCTTTAAGAGGCAATAACTTTAGTGGCATTTATTAAGTCATGGACAAGTATGATTTTATTCATGCTCTCCGAAGAGATTTAAAAAGCAGAGAGGAGCAAGTTAGCGATATTGTCATGTCTGGTGGGGTAAAAGACATGGAAAATTATCAATTTTTAATGGGAGAAATTTCAGCAATTTCCTATATTCATGATAAGATAAAAGAACACTTACATGACGAGGGAGATATTGTCGATGAATAAGAAAGCTTCAGCTAAAAAAGAAGAAGATTTAATTAACTTAGAAGAGGCTTTTGTCAAAGAAGATGAAAGGGTTTTAGACCCTACTTTGATTGATAAAAGCGTCATCGAAAGAATGCCTCAACCAACTGGTTGGCGTATTTTGGTTTTGCCTTATAAGGGTAAAGGTGTCACCGATGGTGGCATTTTGCTTACTAAGGAAACCATAGAAAAGGAAACCTTAGCGACTGTTGTTGCTTATGTGGTTGCCATGGGTCCAGACTGTTACCAAGATGTCAAAAGATTTAAAGATCAAAGGCATTGGTGCGAGAAAGGACAATGGGTACTCATAGGTAGATATGCAGGCTCAAGGTTTAAATTAGCGGATGATAGCGAGGTCAGAATCATTAATGATGATGAAGTCATTGCTACAATCCTTAACCCTGATGACATCGTTTCAGCATAGGAGAAATATATGATTGACGAAACTAACGAAGACATTCAGGTTCAACTTGATGATACGCAAGAAGCTACCGATTCGGTAGAAGTTGTTGAAGATCAAGATGCCTCCTCTGACTCAGGCAGTGAGGATGAACTTGACAAATACACCCGTGGTGTAAGCAAACGAATTAACAAGCTAAACGAACGAGTTCGTATGGCTGAAGACAGAGCAACCCAAGCTGAAACAAAGTATTACTCACTAGCAAGTGAGTACAACACAGTTAAAAGCAAGGCTACTGCTTTGGACAAAAATTACACGGATGAGTATGAAAGCCGTGTAAAGTCTCAAAGGCAACAAGCAGAAGACTTGTATAAAAAAGCAAGAGAGACCAACGATCCTGATCTTGAGTTAAAAAGCGTTGAGCTGTTAAACAAAGTATCTCTTGAAGAAGAGAGAGTGCGTTTAGCAAAAATGCAACAAGAAGAGCAACAATTTCAATCAGAACAAGTTGTGCAACAACCTGTTCCAAATAACCAAGCTTCAGTGTATGATAATCCTAAGCCCGACTCTAAAGCGTTGGCTTGGGCGGACCAGAACGATTGGTTCCAAAAGGACAGAGTAAAAACTTACACTGCCATGGGAATTCATGAAGACCTTCAGAACGAAGGTTACGATGGTTCAAGCGAAGAATACTATGAAGAGTTGGACAACAGATTAAAAACGGTCTATCCTGAAATGGATAAACCAACAGACAGCAAAGAAGCAAACTCATCTGTGCAGAGAGTAGCCTCAGCTTCCTCAGGAAGCCGTCAAACAGCACAAGGGAAGAGAAGCGGACTTAGGATTAATTCTAACCATGCTTCTGTTAAAAGCAACTTAAAGCCTTATGGCATGAGTAACCAAGAGTGGCTCAAGCGTGTAGGTAAAGAGATGATTAAAATAGAAGGAGCAAAATGATGGACATAGATGCAATAGACGAAGTAACCCGCACATCTCGTGATGAAGAGCAACACGATAAAACTGCTAGAAGAAAGCCTTGGCAACCTGCAAGGATGTTAGAGACTCCACCCGCACCCGAAGGTTATAAATACCGATGGATTAGGGCAGAGTATGTAGGAGTAGAGGACAGGAACAATGTTTCTGCCCGAATGAGAGAAGGATGGGAGTTTGTCCGACAGGACGAAATGCCTGACTTCCCTTTACCTACAATCGAACATGGACGACATGCAGGTGTCATAAGCGTAGGTGGTTTGATATTGGCTAAAATACCAGCAGAAACTGTCAAAGAACGGAACGAGCATTACAAGAACAGAAATGTTCAACAGAACCAAGCTCTTGATAATACAATGTTCACTGAAGTTCAAGGCAATAACAAGTATGTGAAGTATTCATCCGATAGAAAATCGAATGTATCATTTGGAAAAAAAAGGTAGGTAACTAACATGGCGAATAAAGACGCTTCATTTGGTCTGAAACCTGTAAGAATGATGGGTGGCTCACCCTATTCAGGCGGACAGAGCCGTTATAGAATTGCTGCAAACTACGGAACTTCTATCTTTCAAGGCGACATCGTGAAACAAGTCACGGGCGGAACCATTGAAAGAGCTGCTGCAAGCAGTAGTGTTCCAGTTGTAGGAGTTTTTAATGGCTGTATGTACACAGACCCAACATCATCCGAGCAGATATTTAGCAACTATTATCCTGCAAGCACGAACGCTTCAGACTTAATTGCTTTTATCGTAGACGACCCTGAAACCATATTTGAGGTTCAGGCAGACGACACTTTCCCAGTGGCTGATCTGTTTGGAAACTTTGATATTGTTGACACTAACTCAGGAAGCACCTATACAGGTATTTCTGGACTAGAACTAGATGTCACCACAGGTGCGACTGCAACAACTCTTCCTTTGAAGGCTATTGACATTTCTCAAGACCCTGACAACGAAGATGTATCAAGTGCTAATACTAACGTATTATGCGTAATTCAAAATCATATCTGTGGTGTTAAATCCGCAGGTCTAGCATAAGGTAGGTGACAAATGGCTATAAGTAGATCGCAACTTGCGAAAGAACTAGAACCGGGTCTAAATGCTTTATTTGGACTAGAATATGACGAATACAATAGCGAGTATCAAGAACTCTATTCTGTTGAAGACTCTGAAAGAGCCTTTGAAGAAGAGGTACTAGTTGTTGGATTTGGTGCTGCTCCTGTCAAGGAAGAGGGTGCAGGCGTTAACTTTGATAATGCTTCAGAAGGCTATACTGCAAGATATACACACGAAACTGTGGCTCTTGCTTTTGCATTAACTGAAGAAGCAATCGAAGATAACTTGTATGACCAATTAGGCAGAAGGTATACAAAAGCCTTGGCTCGATCCATGCAACACACTAAAGAAGTAAAAGGTGCTAATGTATTAAACAATGCGTTTGATGCTAATTACACTATTGGCGATGGTCAAACATTGATTTCTACTGCTCATCCGCTTGCGGGTGGTGGTACAGCTGCTAACAGAGCAGCAACAATGGCTGACTTGAACGAAACTTCTTTGGAAGATAACATAATTGATATCTCAACTTTTGTTGATGACAGAAATCTTACTATTGCAGTAAGACCTGATAAATTGATTGTTCCACCTCAACTCACATTTGTAGCTGATAGGCTATTAAATACTCCGGGTAGAGTAGGAACTTCTGATAACGACATCAACTCAATTAGAAATCAATCATCTGTACCAAACGGTTTTTCAGTTAACCATTACCTCAACGATCCTGACGCATATTTCATTATGACTTCAGTAAACGCTGACGGTGAAGGTTTAAAAATGTTCCAAAGAACAGGAATGGAAACCACAATGGAACCTGAATTCTCAACAGGTAACATTAGATACAGAGCTAGAGAAAGATACTCATTTGGTGTCTCTAACTGGCGTGGTGTTTTCGGATCACAAGGAGCTTAAGTTTCTTAAGAACCATAAAGGGAGCTTCGGCTCCCTTTTTTTATGTTAAAATTTTGTCATGAGATATTACATAGAAATAATTATTAAAGCCAAAAGTTTGCTAGAGACAGCAGGCACGGTTTTCCTAAGTGAGCAAGTAAAGAATGACCAGAACAAAGAAACTTACGGTCACATCTTTAAAGCCTACCAAGAGCTAGAAGAAGCCTTAAAAAAACTAACTAAGTAAATCTTGTTAGCTTGGCTCATAAAGAGTATAGTTATCTAAACCGAGGTAACTCGTTGTTCCAACTGACTCGGCAGACTTACTCCAAGATGGTGCAACATATTTAGTTAGGAGAACATTATGGCTAAATCAACTTTTTCAGGTCCAGTCAAATCATTGGCAGGATTTATTACAGCAGGCGTTAATAGCTCTGTTTCTTTAACCGCAGATACTACTTTAACAGTAGATGCACACGCAGGAAAAATCTTGTTATGTAACGATGCAGACGGTAAATTTACTTTGCCTTCTATTTCGTCAACAGTACCAAGCGATCCTACAGACCCTAACCAAGCTAACAACATTGGTGCTTCTTTCTATTTCTACATAGAAACAGCAGCAACAGACTTAGACATTTTAACTGATGGTACTGACAAATTTAAAGGTGCAGTATTAGTAGCCGTAGACGATGGTGCTAAGAAAGCTTTTGTTCCAGCAGCATCTAATGATGTTATGACTATGAATGGTTCAACTAAAGGTGGTGTTGTAGGAAGTGTTGTACAAGTTACAGCTATAGATACAGCTACTTATTTGGTTCACGATTCATTGCTAATTGGTTCAGGAACTATAGTTACACCATTCGCTGACGCTTAATTTTAGGAGCTAATTATGGCAGACGCAGTAACTTCAACAACTTTAGTAGATAGCGATAGGGTAACTGTAATCCAACTTACTAATACATCAGATGGTACAGGCGAATCAGCCGTTACCAAAGTAGATGTTAGTGCTTTAAATCCTAGTAGCAATGGGCAAGCATGTACAGGAGTACGCCTTGCAAAAATTTGTTACTCAACTTTTGGCATGAGTGTAAAACTTTTATGGGATGCAACAACTGACGCTATTTGTTGGGACTTAAATGCAAACTATGCAGACTCAGAAGATTTTACAGAGTTCAGTGGGATAGTAAATATAGCAGGGACTGGTAAAACTGGCGACATCAACCTTACTACGACTGGTCACTCAAGTGGCGATTCGTATGTAATAGTGTTAACGCTTATTAAAAACTATGGCTAGTATTTTATGTAGCAATGTTTCGGCATTGCTACTCTTTTAGACATGGCAACAAAAGTAAAATCAAAGCCCATATCAAAAACAACTAAAGGCAAAGGTGCCAATTATCGCTCGACAAAAAGTGGAGCAGGAATGACAGCAAAGGGTGTCAAAGCTTACAGAAAAGCTAATCCCGGCTCTAAGTTAAAGACGGCTGTAACAGGCAAAGTTAAAAAAGGAAGCAAAGCCGCAAAAAGAAGAAAGTCTTATTGTGCAAGGTCTTTAGGTCAACTAAAGAAAAGCTCTGCTAAAACAAGAAACGACCCTAATTCAAGAATTAGGCAAGCAAGAAAAAGGTGGAAATGCTAATGGCTATACCAGACAACGTAAAAAATCCCAGCCTTTATAGTAAGGCTAAATCCAAAGCAAAAGCTAAGTTTGATGTTTATCCATCAGCTTATGCAAATGCCTACATGGTTAAAGAATATAAAAAAATGGGTGGTCAATACAAAGCCAACGGAGGCATTATGGAAAAAAGTTTGAAGCCAGTACCTAAAGGCAACAAGGGGTTACCCAAGTTACCAAAACAAGTACGCAACGAGATGGGTTTTATGTTTAAAGGAGGCACAGTTAAGAAAGGTGCAGACGCTAAAAGTTTTATTGCCCGTGGTTGTGGTGCGG